GGCAAGCTCGACTTCACAGACTACGACGGTGGACTGAGTGACGAGATGATCGAGTACTGTATCGCTGACGTTGAACTGACAGAACAGGTTCACAACTGGTTATCGCTGCAGATGATGAAGGAAAGGTTTTCTCAAAAGTCTATTGATCTTGAGCATCGTGTGGGTTGGATCGTGACTGAGCAGGAACGTAACGGTTTCAAACTAGACGTACCCTTCGCAGAGAAGCTGATGATGGACTTGATGTTTGAGATGAACAACATCGAAGCAGAGCTACAAGCTATCTTCCCACCCATCGTTGAAGAGCGATGGTCTGAGAAGACAGGCAAGCAGCTGAAGGATAAAGTCACTGTGTTCAATCCCGGCTCACGTAAGCAGATTGCAGAACGACTGCAAGGTCTTGGTGTAAAGTTCGACAAGAAGACTGAGAAGGGAAACATCATCGTTGATGAGAAAGTGCTTGAAGGTATTGACAGACCTGAAGCTAAAGCGGTTGCACGTTACATGATGTTGCAGAAGCGAGTGGCTCAGATAGATTCATGGTTGAAAGCTGTTAAGGATGATGGTAGAGTACACGGCAGAGTCATCACTAACGGTGCTGTGACAGGACGTATGACACACCAATCACCTAACATGGCGCAGGTACCAGCTGTGTCTGCACCGTTCGGGACAGAGTGTCGATCATGTTGGACAGTGGACGAAGGTAACAAGTTAGTTGGCATCGACGCCAGCGGTTTAGAGCTACGTATGTTGGCTCACTACATGGATGACGAAGACTATACTAATGAAATCCTCAATGGCGATATTCATACGGCTAATCAACGAGCAGCTGGACTTGAGACACGTCCTCTTGCAAAAACATTCATTTATGCGTTTCTGTATGGAGCCGGAGATGCTAAGATCGGAGCTATCGTTGGAGGAAATAGCGTTACTGGACGCAGACTTAAAGAAACATTTCTTTCTAACACGCCGTCTCTTGAAAGAGTTAGAAGAGATACTCACGGACAGGCTGCATCAGGCATCCTTACTGGACTCGACGGACGAAAGCTCAGAGTCAGATCAGAACACGCCGCACTGAATACATTACTACAAGGTGCTGGGGCTATCGTTATGAAGCAAGCCTTGGTACACTTGTCAGATAAACTACGCAACATACCACACAGATTTGTAGCAAACGTACACGATGAATGGCAGATAGAAACACCTGCCCACTACGCTGACACAGTCGGACGTATAGGTGTACGTGCAATCAGAATCGCCGGTGAGACACTCAGCCTACGGTGTCCCTTAGACGGCGAGTATAGAGTAGGTAACAATTGGGCAGAGACACATTAAGGAGAAACTTATGTCTGCAAACAAACTACCACCCATCACTGTACGCGGTACCGTCTACTGGTGTGAGCGTA